CAATCTGCAAAACATCATTGGCAGAAAACCCACCAGAAACAGAACCAGTAGTTGAGTTATTAAGATTTATTTGCCGATTTGCTGATGCGTATAATTGGTACAACCCAGTTGCACCCGACGATGACGATAGATCTACGTTAGCAGTAGCAAGCCCGAAAGAAACGCCGACTACAGAACTTGAAGCAGAACCGACAACGCATTCCATATACCATTTGCCTGACGAAGGAATCGCAAATGTTCCTCTAACACAAACCTGCGCCGCACCAGCAGACCATTTCAAATTTCCATCTGCCACCGTACCCGATGAATTTCTATCCAACGGATTAGCCACCGCATAATTCCCCCGCCCATTGCCGCCATCAGCCCACTGCGTTGGCACATCCAGCATCGAGTCATACGTCACGCCAGCAGTCACGCTGATGTTGTTCGGTGTCCAGTTGTTGCCGTTGCCTGAGTAGTCCTTGCCGATAGCCGCAGCAGTAGCCGCGCTGTTGTCGGAGAAGTTTAAGTAGAAGCCGTTAGTGCCGTAGGTGCCTGTGTACTTCTTCGGTTGCCAGACTCCGGTGACAGGATTGGTTTCGCCGAATGATGAAGGGTCTAAGGCTTGGCCGTCGATGAAGTTGATCTCGGTTAGGTAGCCGCCAAGGTACTGGGAACCAGACCCAAGGCGACCGATGTGATGGGCGTTTGTAAAGTTGATGTAGGTGTCTTGGTTCAGACCGCCAGTAGTGACATCGGTTGCTTTTGTCTGCAATACGCCGTTGACGTACAGCTTCACCCGATCAGTAGCGGTAGACAAAGTGGTATCTACTGCCGTCACGATGTGATACCACGCCGAAGGATCGCGGAAGATCGCGCTAGTAATGGCGTTATATCCAATCGTGCCTGCCACGCGATGGTCGAAGCGAAGTCCTTGCGCTGTCGCATCAAAGGCAATCATTGACCAGCTTGTAGTCCCGGCATACGCCTCAAATAGCCGCTGGTCACCAGTCAAATCTCCTCGCTTGACCCACCCACTCCATGTCCATGTCTTGCGGTTTCCAGCGCCAGCAGGCGTCCTGCTAAAATACGCAGACGCACTCGACCGCAGACGAACGCTGCGGCTGATCTGGTAGCCCTCGGGGGTCGCCAACAGGAAGTTCTGAATGACGCTCACTTTACGTCACCTATCAGGCGAGCTGTGATTCTGGTAGAACTTTCTACATAGTAAGCTAGTACATCCACCGCACTATTACTCGCTGTGACGGATGGTGCCGTACCATTAGCAAACTTCCAGTAGCTTCCATACGCCAATGTCTTAGGTGAGCTTGCGTGTTGGGTAAATACGATCACACCAGACTGACCTGCTACCAAGTTCGTAGGATTAGCCAGCGTCGTGTTCTCAGTAAACGTATGCGTGAAGTTGTTACCCAAGCTGGCATCAACCGCAATGGATGCGCTTGTGCTTGTCAGCGATACAGGTGTGCCACGCTGTGCCTTGCTGTACGTCTGCACTACATCCGTCTTAGCTGTGTCAACGTCATATGCTTGTACATCTACGCCTACCTCAACATCCATCGCCTGCTGTGCTGCTGCTACTGTTGCCGCAGTGAACACGCCGATACCGACTGTCGTGCCACCAAGGTTTGTTCTAGCAGTGGATGCGCTTTGCAGGTCAGAAAGGTTACTTGCCTTGGCAAGGAAGTCTGTGCCAGAGACATAGGCTGCTACCCATGTGCTGCCGGTGTATACCTTCATGATGCCGCTAGTGCTATTGAAGTACAGCGCACCAGCTACCAGTGCATTGCCGTCATTGTCTACAGATGGGTCAGAAGACTTAGCGCCAAGGTAGCGGTCATCGAATGAGTCGAAAGATGCCAGCGTCTGGTCACGGGCAGCTTCAGCAGCAGACTGTGCCGATGCCGCATTAGAAGCTGATGTCGATGCGCTGCTGGCAGAACTAGCCGCAGCAAGTGCATGGTACTTGGCTGAATATTCACCGCCTGCTACTGGACTAGCTGTCTTGGTTGCCCAATCATTTGCCAGAGAAGCCGATGCAGCAGCAGCAGCTTCACTTGCAGCAGCCGCAACCTCAGAGTCATAAGCAGAGCCAGCGTCTACCAACAAATACCACTTAGCCGCATCAGCGTTTGTAGAGATAGGCTGCGATCCTGTAGAGGTATGCTGAGTTAAGCACTGCCAGATGTTATTGTTGCTGGTGTCCTTGACGATATCTCGGACGTAGTACAGTACTGAAGCTGACCAGTTACCACGGTTGGTTCCTAGTGTGTCACCCAGTGTTGGATTACCATTTGCGTCAAATGCTAGGTTCTTCCCGGCTCGCAGCGATGCACGGGGCAAGGTCATGTTGATCGTTGTCGGATCAGTCTGCGGAGCTTGTAGCGCACGACCTAGACCTTCAGCATTCTGCTGGTTAAAGATCGTCTGCTGATCCAACTCATCATTAACCGTGTTGGCAAAGAAGTCGCCACCAGTTGTAAAGTCAGTGGTACGTTGAATAGTACGGTTGCCGACGATTGCAATCTGCGTAGCACCAGTGGGCGACGCTACCAGCGTGACATAACCAGTACCATTACTATTAATGGTGACCGTGTAATCAGTGGTCAAGGTCAGCAGCGCGTCATCCTTGTAAACCGCAACGTCACCAGCCGCAAGGATTTCAAACGTGAAGTTATACGGGCCTGTGCCTGATGCGGCATAGACCACGCGCCTTGTCACATTGTTAATTGGTACGCCCATGTCTCAATCCTTTCGATTGAATTGTATTAAATTATTTGCCATATAAGCTATAGAATTTTTTGTTCCGGTCAATCATGGCACCCAACTCTGGGAACTCCACGCTGTCAGACAAAAAGCCATATTCCGTAAGATCAGGGATTTCAGTTTGTCCCAGTTCGGGACTAGGGTCAAAGCCAATCATTCTTAGTTTGGCAATACGCCGGTACTTCTTGATAATGCTGTCCACAAACTTCTGAGCATCGCCCTTATTGAACTGCTCACCCATTTCAATGGCGTACTTCTCTTTCTCTTTCAGCAAGTAAGGGACTGCCATCTCTAGGTTCATAGGAGCCGCTGTAGCCGTCTCCACAAACAAGGACGGGTCAATCATTACCTCCTGCCCGTAAAGCTTCTTGTAGCGGTTGTATTGAGTCACGGATAGCCTTATGCCATCCCATGTGTCCCGTGGCCTAGAGGTGCCGTGGTCAATGCTGACCATTGCCTCATTAAATGGATCACGCTTGCCTTTGCTGCCCTGCACCATTGGGATGACGTTTGCCGTAAATTCAAACATATTGTTCTCGGCATACTTGCGGCGACCAATGTCGTCCAACTCTGCTGGCAAACCTTCAGAGAAAACAGGAAGGCGGCTCTTAACCCGATTCATCTGCTCATAGAAAATACGAATATGCTCTGGCACATTCATCTGGTCAACACGGGTAGACCGGATCAGCGGGTCATTCAATCGCTCAATATGAGCAATGGCTGACGCATTGGTTGAGCCAAGAATCGGAGTGCCGGTATACAGCACATCAACATACTGTTTGGCAATACGATTCATAACCTCGTAAACCTTTTCGCCACCGTCTTCGTTACGAGTTCTTAGGATACCTACCAAGTCGCCAATAGCCTGCGCCGACGGCAAGTTCTTGATGTACTCAAGGTTTGAGCCAGCATAAGCCAAAGCCAGCTTCGTCCATTCATCCTCGTCTGGTTTGCCCGTGTGGAAACGCTGGGCATCAGCAAAGTCTGCGCCCATTGCCAACACCGGACTAAAGACTGAGAACCGTGCGTAGCTGACAAACGTAAAGCCGCTGAAGTTACCTTGCCCTTTAGTCAGCGTTGTCAGCTTTGACAATCTTGCTTCAACATCTGGGCTGAGTTCGCCCGGCTTAAAAATCAGCGAATACTTTTGCCAGCCAAGTGCCTCAAGTGACTTTCTGTCTTGAACGTCAGATGGGCCAGAACCAGTCATCCTGCCATCAGTTGCAAGCTGGAGAGCCGTGTATCCAGCCATGCCACCCAATGCCAAACGAGACATAGCAAGATCACGCTCTTTGCCGCCAGCTTTCCACGCATCCATGAACTTGGGGCTAATAAAGTTCATTACTGGTGTTGCCGCAGCAGTATGCAAGAACTCCTGTGTAATCGCACGGGAGAACGGCAAGAACGGCTTTAGCACTGTGCTTTGGAATAACTGGTCTGTCTTCCAATAAAACTCGTTAAGCTTTGTCTCGCGGTTAAAGTCTTCCGTAAAGGTTGTTTGCTGCCTTGCCTTGTCCATGTTGGCTTGCATCGAGGCAGGCCGCTCATCAAGGAACGAAGCCACAATACGTTGAGTCTCCGCCAGAGAATCATCAGGGTTTAAGCCAGCCGCAATAAACTTATCGTACTCTGTTTGTGCAACGTGCCAAGCTTCCTCGTGCAATTGCATCCGCGCAGTAGTCAGCCCGATAAAGTCGTCGGCTGCTCTCATCGCACGGAACGGGACACTGTACATATAGCCCATTGCATCCAAGCCCTTGCCAATAAAACTATTGGTAAAGTCAGGAGTCCGGAATAGTTCTTTGCTGCTAAAAGGCAGGCGTACTGGCACATCACTAAATGCAGCACCAGACAATGGAGCTACGACAGCATCACCCTTGGCTGAAGCCCGAAGCGCGTAGTCTTTACTAAACGGTGTAGGCAAAGTAAAGTCAACACCCATACTAGGGATCTGAACCCGTGGGCCACCTTTTGCCAGCGTTTCCCACGCATCCATAATGCCGGGGCCAAAGCCAGACAGACGGGCTTGCAAATCAGCCAAGTAGAATCGTTCTGCCGGAGCGCCTCCAGTAGCCTCTACAACACCACGACGAGCCATGCCAACAGGAATGGAAACAAGACGCTCAACTGGTGCGCGAACTGTATTGATTACGCCAGAGGTAAAGCTGAATGCATGAGGAGCAATGTCTGTCAGAAGGTTGGACTGCCATGTGTTGATCCACGCATCACGCAGGCGCTGACCAAGACCTGCCTCAATAAGTTGATTCTTACCTTTACGGCTTGTCAGGGTCATATAATCATTGGCAAGCTGAAGCAGAGCTTTATCGCCACCCACATCATCCAATATCTTACGGATGTCTAACGGAGCAAAGCCCGGCCCAGCATCCTTGACACGTTTAAACACGTTCATGGAACGCGCCACATCAACCTGTACGCCCTTCATGGTGCCAGTGATGACATTATGGAAGGCCATCTGCTGACGCAACTGTAGTTGGCCTGCTTGGTCAAGCTGACCAGCCGCCATCTTTTTCATCAAATCGTCAAGCTGCTTTGCGCTCTGGTCATGCAGGTCAACCACGCCAGCAACCGTCTTTGCCAACTCGGAAGATCCGACAGTAGACTCAAGCGGCAAACCTTGCAGCAGCCGGTCAGCCACATTCTCACGGACACCAGCATTAATCATCCGCATCTTGATAGAACGCAGCGACATTGTTGGCTCGTTCTTGACTGAGTTCTCAGCCATAGTTCTAACCGTTGCCTGCATCCCTTCGCTGTCAAAAGCAATATTGCTAATAGGTGTTTCAGGAGTTGATGCAGCAGGGCCAGCAGCCTCAAGCCGCTGACGCTCTTTAACTAGGCGTTGAGCTTCGGTAAGTGGAACAGGCGCGATACTAGGTTTTACTACGGTAGTTTTAGGAGCTACCGTAACATTAGCAGCCGGTGATGGCGCAGGAGCAACAGGCGGTGGATCAGGAATAATCTTCGGTTCTTCTTTGGCTCTAGCACCTTTTTTAAGCAAAGGATTTAGCGCTTTCTTTGGGGTAAGAGTCTTTTTCAGCGTACCAAGGCCAAAGGCTGCTTGCTGCTCAAATTCCTCAAACGGCAAATCAGGCTGCGGCATTACATTGCCAGCATCCTCAACCCCAGCATTAGGGTCAAATACGGGCGCAGGAGATAGCTCGGCTGACTGAGCCATCTCCGACAACTTGCTGCCGATGTTTTGTTCAATCGCCATTATTTCTTTCCTTCGCCGTCAACAACTGCCGGTGTAGCAGCAGCAGTACCAGCTACCGCTTTCTTCGCTTTCTTTACGCCTTGAACAATTTTCTTGCTGCCCTTAACGTAACCTCCGGGAGCCATTACCTCGCCGATAGTTTCATATGGGTTCTCACCATCACCTACCTTGCCGACATTGGTGTCAAGCCAGTTCTTAATGTCTTCAGTGGTAGGTAGTATTGTCTGTTCCTGAATGCCGCGCAGAAAAGCATCTAGCTTGGTTTCGTCGCCACCACGTTTAAATATTTCTTTAACCCCACGACCTAGCATTTCAAAGTCGCCAAAAATACCACCGAATCCCTGACCCACTCCCTTGATTGATGACGCTCCAATATCAGCCATGCCCTTGCCAACAGTCAGCATCCCTTTACCAGCTTCAGCAACATTTTCAATTGCAGACTGGCTCTCAAACTTTTTAATTTGCCCCCTACTTGCGCCAGCGCTACCCATAGCCAACTGCATACCTTCTAGTTCGTAGGCATCAGGCGCGTCAGGATATTCACGGAAATACAAGTAATCACCGTAATATTTGAAATCATCTTCCACCTGCTGCCCTCCTTCTACGCTCCATCGTCTCAATGCTTTCTTGAGAGCGAACAATTGATTCAACGATAGCGTCAATCTCACCTTGGCTTGCTTTAGTTTTTGCAAGCTCATCAACAAGTCTGCGTCGATAGTTTGGCGTAACCTTGACTGCTGCACCCGGCTCAAAAGATGGCGGGATAGAAACCAAGTCTATATTTTGCTCCACAGCTTTTTTAGGCAAGCTTGTTCCACCCCTACCATAAGCAGATCTAAGGTCGCTCTTGGTTCTGTCCAATTTTTTTTGTTCTTCTTCATTTAAAAATTTGCCTTCGACATCCCTTCTTGCCTCATTAATATTTGGAGGCGTTTTTCTTTTCCCATTTTTAAATTCTGTTTTTTGATTTTCAAATTCAACATTAATTTCTGCCTCAAGGTCTCGTTCTATACGCGCCCTGTTTTGTGGATTTCTAACTCCAGAAGCATCAGCAATGTCCGACGCTCCACTCTTTACTCTATTGTCAATTTGTAGCTTTCTATCGCCAACGCGCTTACCTAAAGAGATAAGTGTTTCTGGCTTAATCCTTTTGCCTTTAGCAGCATTAACCACAGCAATAGCAGTCGTAATAACTCCGCTATCTATTTGGTCAACTATCCCCGCGACAGCTTTAGGATCGTCGTCAGGCTCCTCTGGCTTTGCCGTCATCAATGCAGGCCAGTTTTCTGGGGCATCAGCCATTGTTAAGCCAGCTAAACTAAGCATCGTTTTTAATTGCTCTGGTGTCTTAATTTTCCCTGTGCGGATCTGATATTCAATCTCATGAGCATTTGATTTTCTTTGAAGCAATCCAACATCTTTAGGAAGAAACTCACCAGCCAATGTCAGCGCAGTTTTGGGCGTTATGCGATTAGCTCTAGCGTAATTAATGATACTTTCAGTTGTTGCTAAGTTCGGGTCTTTATTGGCTAGTTTGTCACGCAACTTAGCCACGGACTCAAAATCATCCTCGACATCCTTTTTCAACAGTGCCGGTAAATCAATCTGTAAAAACTTTGCGCTAACAACACTAGAATCCATGTTGGAAATTCTCATTAGTGTATTAAGCGCAGCAGCTTTTTCGTCTTCTGTAGACCCAATATCAAGATAGGTCATTGTTGCCAAATTAGCTTCACTGGTAAGGTCAACCTTACGGACATCCCTGTCTTTGTTTTTTATCTCAATGAGTTGCTCAAATTGCTTGACCATTTTGTCACGAGCTTTTTTCTGGTCGGCAACAGACATACTGTCCCAGACACGCTGCAAGTCAGGCGGCAAGCTTCTGTCCCGGATCCTTGCATTAAGAGACACCATGTCACCACCAAGACCATCCATGCGAGACACAACCGCATTCTCAAGGACAGACATCTTGATGTCCGTCTCAATAGTTCCCAACTGCTCAAGAGCAAAGTTGCCAGCTTCAGCACCAGCGAGGGTAATCGCATTAGCAACGATCCGCGACTTTTCCGCTTGGATTAATTCATTAATGGGGATTCCATCTGCTGTTGAGCCTTCAATAATCTTCGCAACAGTATTGGGGAAGTTGCCAACTTCAGATGCAATCTTTACCTTATTCTTTGCTAATGCTATTGCACTTTCTTTTTTCGATGCGGATACCAATAACCGATTGGCATGGGTAGCAGCAGTTGCCTTAAATTTGTAGGCAGCATCTGGACTGACACCAGCCAAAGCCGAACTCCAGCCAGCAATCATCGCTTGGAAATCTTCAGCTACCTTTTTTGTGCTGACCTCGTATTCATGCCCTTCCTCATCTTTGCCAGTCTCAATTCTCAGTTGGACTTGATTAGCTTTATTAACAAGCTCAACTTCTGCATGGGCAGATAGCTCAATAGCACGAAACTTTTGTATGGATGCTTGATAAGGGTTTAAGCTAAAGTTTCTCTTAAATGCGTTTGGATCACCCTTACTCATTGCGTCTAGCTGGGCTAGATTTGGTGGGTTCTCCATAACAAACTCAAGGGCAGCTTCCTCAGACAGTCTCCCGGCTCGTTCAAACATAGACGCAGACAAATTTGATATGACTTTACCAAGAGATGACGAAGCATCTGCTGCCGCTTGATAGGCAATCTCTGGGCGCTGCGTACCAAAGTTCATGTTCGGCTGCGGCAAACTAGATATGCCAGTTACCGCAACATTCCCTGATTGAAGTCTTCTAACCGGATCTGCCATGATTAAGTTTCTCGCCTTGAACGATTTTCAACAGGTACTGTGCTATTCGTTGTTTTTGGCTGTTGCGGATAGTTCATTGCAAAATTAGCCCCAGCTTGTGACAACTGAACCCCAGCCAACAAACCGCCCGTGCCTTTTGCAATTGTTCCTGCTTTTTTCAATGAGCCAGCATTTACAATAGCAGCTTCACGTTCGTAGAATGCCATATCATAGGATTGCTGCAACATTGTCGTAGCATCTTCCAAGCCTAATATACGAGCCGTCATGGCATTCAAATCACTGATGCCAACATCCTGATATACCTCGCGTACATTTGCGCCACGGATACCTTGATAAGAACCGCCAGTAGCCACTACGCCAGACGCATACCCACGAGCCAGAATTGCTGCATTAGTGGCACGGAGGTTCTTTAATTGGTTGTTGGCTTGAATCTTGTAGTTAAGCGTCTCATACTCAATCTTCATGAGATTGCGCTTAAACGCAGCCTCACCATACTCAACCGCTTTGTCTGCACGAAGGCCAGCTAACCGCAAGTTCTCCTGCGCTTGTACAGCATAACCAGCCTGCTGGTAATAGCCCTGCGCCTGCTGCGCGTAAGCTGCACCAATGCCTGCAATAAGGCCACTAGCAGCAGCCATGCCCATTGCCATACCAGCACTTGGATCAGTAATAGATGCTGGTTGTTGTGCGTCAGCAATTACAGGAACAGGTGGCAATGAAGAGCTACCCGAAATGTTTTGACCAAACGCGACTTGGGTATTCATGTTACTCGGATCATAAGCGACAGCCATTTTATGTCCCCTGATTCACAGCAACTTTGTAGTCAAGACCAAGTAGTGTCATCTTGAGTGGCAAAGTTTGGGTTACCTCAATAACAGCATCGCGGCTATAGCCACGGATACCGTTTAGTCTCTTAATGCCTGTGAACGGCGTAATCGCAATATCCAGCAAAGGGTTGTCAAAGTTCTGGAACGGCACAGGCTGGTTATTAATGTTCAAGTGCTGCGACTCACTGACAATCGCGTTGACTTCGACAATCCGTTTTTTAAAACCAATACGAGAACCTGTCTGCAACTTGATCTCTACTGGCATTGTCTTGATGTAAACAGTAATTGGCAAGCCGACCTCATAGCTAGCTGTTGACGAACGGTCAAAGGTAACACTGCCACCAACACTAACCGTCTCGTTGCCCTGCGGTACACCATCGCAGATAACGTTTAAAGACTTACCAATATGTGGAAGACCACTAGCAGAAGCTGCGACACCACCAGTAAAGGCACAGTCAGTAAAACGACTATCGCTAAATAATTCAACAAAATACCGAGTCGTCCCATTAAATACCCGTTTAGTTACCGTATAAATGTCTGTGACGTTTACGCTGACATCAATGAACTCACCGTCTGTGGTGAACTCTGATGGCGCTACAATTTGCTGAGAACGCAGGATGGAGTAGACCGCCATCGAGCCGTCAGTCGCATTAGTAATTAGAAGCAGGTCACCCTCGTCCGTAGACGTAGCGCGACGCAAGGACAGACGAGTAGGGTTCTTTAACAGGTGACCCGACAGTAGCGAGATCCGCTGGGTAACGTAAGTCAGTTGTGTATCAGAGAACAAGAACTCATTAAGAGCCTTGCCTTGCCTTTGGATAAACAAGGAGCCAGACTCAAGCGACTCGGCTCGTGTGCCTGTCTTTGCGCCATTACGGCTAACTTGCTTAAACGTAAACGTCAGCGGCGTGATCGGGTCAGTGCCTTGCTGCGGAACATAAAACTCGCCACCCGTTGTGAAGGCTTGCAAGTCGCGACCAGAGATAATATCAACAATGATATTAAGCTGATTAGTATCAAGGGTAGCCTCAACAGCATCATCATCCAGAAACTCAGACGGTTTAAAGTCAAAGAACAAGGCCACCTTACTGCCCCAGATCGTAGACGGGCGTGACTTAGAGCCGCCGAAGTAGAGCCTACCTTCATGGAACGATACGCTGCGAGGCCAGCCTTTTGTAGACGACCAGACATCCTCATAGCCTGTCTCCAGTTCCCAATCGCCAGAAGCGATAGCCGTAGTGTTAAAGAATGGGAATTCAGTAATCGCCTCAACAACCGTACCGCTGATGTACTTTGTAATCCTGACCCGACCTTGTGGTGTCGCGTTGATGTACTGATTAACGTGCGTCGATAGGAACACTGACGAGCCAGCAGTCAAAGTAATATTGCCAGACACAGCCGATGGGGTCAGCGTCGCAGCAGGATTACTGAATGTCTGGGTAAATGCGTATTTAGGGATAGAGTCAAACGTAATGGTGCTTGCAGTCCAAGCCGCGTCATTGGCACCACGGACGATCTTGATTGGCTGCAAATCTGGGTGAACGACAATCAACGTATCAGCCGATTGCGTCCAGCACAGTGATGACAGCATGGTGCCTGTCAACGCAGATATCGTCAGGTAATTATCAGCCCCGCCATTGATAGCTGTAATCAACGCACCATTCTTAACCACATACATCCTGCCAGCAACAAAGCAGAGCATATAACGGTCATCGACGGAGAATTCAAAAGATATAAGCCGAACACCATTCGCGGCAGATGGTGTACTAGAATTAGGTAGCTCAAAAACGTGCTTAGTGCCGGGACGACGACGAGCGCCACCCTGTGGTTGGATAATGACATTAGTCGCTTTTGCCAATGCATTTTCGTACTGCGGGATGTCCACACGAGCGCGTAGCAACGGGTCTAGTTCCCCGGTACTAAAGTTCGTCTGGAAATCTAAGAATCTAGCCATTAGAATCTCACCGCGACTAATTCGTAATCTTCGATAATCTGGGGCGGCTGGCCTTGAGCATCAATGTTTGACGCTTGACGGAAGTAGCCACCTCGACCATTCTCTGACGGAGCGCCAACAGCAACGCCCTGCCAGTAACCTGTTTTAGTCTCTTGCTCAGTAATCGGATAAGCCAAGTGCCATGCCATCATGTACTTCAGCAATTGGATGAAGTATTGCGGCATCGCGTATTCTGGGGTTTGGTAAGGATAGTCAATGTAGACATCCTCGTAGTTTGTCAGCAGCTTGTCGCCCTGAATCTCCCAAAGTTTAACGGGACGGGCATAAGCATTAGCTGTCTCAAAAACTGCACGGGGATTGCCAAGACGGTCTCCCGGCATTTGGTATTCGTATCGCCACTCCGTTGTCGGCGTAGTAAGCAGCCTAGACAACCGTGTTTTCTTGTACGCAAATGACCAAGGGTACATGGATAACGTCATGTCCCGAACGTCTGGGTACAGACGGTCACAAGAGTTGGCCTCGTCTGTTCCGTCATTAAAAGACGAAATGGGCTTTGCGCCCAATAGGATCAATGCGTCAGAACAGATAGCAACTGCTGTATCGCCTGCTGCCATAACAACCTCTCATGTAATAAGGGGCCACTACCAAATTACTTCGGCAGCGGCCCCGGATGATCCTAACTAAACTTAGTCAGTATCAGTTGCTGTGATAGTCAGACCATCAGTGACATCAACAACACCGGAGGCGTTGCTTGCAACATAAACAAGCGTCAAAGCCTGAGTACCGCCAGTTGAAGAACGAACCAGAATAACGTCACCAACATTCAAGATGCTGGCGATTGCGTTGAAGTAACCGCTGGTGTTGATATCACCAATAGCATCAGTCGTTGAGTAAGCATACAAAGACGGGGCATTGCCAGCCTTTGATGCGCCAATGGTCGCAAAACCAGTTGAAGAATAAGCCATGTCAGCCTCCTAGATTAAGATTCGCGGCAGACGATCTTGACGATACCTTCATCGTCAATCGCCACAGCACCAGCCGAGAACATCGAAGCGATCAGGAAAGAAGTCTTCTCTGGCACATAGTTGATCTCAGTTTTAGGTGCAATGCCTTCTGCCAGACCCAGCGCATCCTTGTGGAACGCGAAGCAGGTACGGTCGTTCGAGCCATCCTTAATCAGGCCACCCTCAGTGCGGTCACCCAGAACGTGGAAGGTGAAGCCCAAGAAAGTGTTGATCTCGCCCTGAACCAGCGCCTTGACAGTGTTGAAGTCAGACGAGGTAACAGCGGTTTCCGACAACAGGGAAGCCAGCGAGTTGGCATGGATGATAATGTGACGGTTGTCCATAGGAACGTTGTTTGCGTTCAGCGTCTTAGCAGCTTCGCGCAGTTTGGCAACGTTCATGTTGCTGTCAGCGCCACCAATGTCATTGCTGACCGAGGTGCCGCTCGATGCAGTCAGAGCGTCCAGAATCAGTTGATCCTGACGACGACCGATTGCGTTTGAGACAACTTTGACCAACTCACGACGCTCGTCGAAGTTGACCTTAGCTTGCATAAAGATGTCCGAATACTCAGCAGCGATGTAGTCGCTCAGAGTTGCGGTCACTTGCGAGTAGGTAACGTTCAGAGGAGTAACGTCAGTTTGAGGGATGCGGACTTGAGCAACGCCCTTGCCGATCTTAGGGAATTTGTAAGTTGAACCTTCAACACCTGAACGGATACGGACAGCCGGACGGAGAACCGCCGAAGCCTGATAGGCTTGCTTAACTTCCGCATCAAACAGGGTTACAAAGGCTGTAGACAGATTAATAGCCATTTTGTTTACCTTTTGACAAAGTTATAAAGAGGTTTCTCGCTGTCGGTGAGCCGGGAGCCGGGCCGGTTGCTTGCAGTAGGATGCCAGCCAGTTGGGTACAACCATCTGAGGGTCGGTAATCTGATATGCCTCGGATACATATTGTAATCAGGTTTGTCTATCGCGCAAGTCTTTTTGATAGTTTTTTGCAAAAAAAAGCCCCGAGCCATGTCGGGGCAAACTCCGTGAAGGAGCGGAGACTCCTATTTAACCATATCGTTTCTGGAATAGGCGCTCTACTTTTTGGCGGTAAGCCGGGTCAGTTTCGTACTTGGGATCGCCGACCATAGCCTGCAACTCTAGGTCAGACATCTGGCCTTCAATCGGCATCGACTCTGTGGGGATACGGCCTTCGTAAGCCTCCCGAATCTTTGACAGAGCCTTGATACCACGGGCTGTACCACCCATGATCTTGAACTCCTCAAAGTCTTCAGCCGACCATACACCCTTGTTGACCAAGCCTCTAGCCCAGTTGACCATACCATTGATAACCGCATCGGCATTCGGCCCTAAAGCCTTACGCTCCGCTTGTATGTCAACGTCAGGAACGCCTATTGCATTTTCTGCAAGTCCACGAAGCTTGCTGGCTATATCGTCAAATGCTGCTTGGGATACGCCGTTTTCAGCAGCCCAGTCCTTAAACATCGGGACAAACTCAAGCTGCTCTGCGTTTTCACCAAACGCTGAAATGTCATACTTGCCTTCTGGTGGGGCTTTATGTGCGCCCTTGGATACCATCTTGCGAAGGTCTTTCCAAGACTTAGCCATGCCCTCCATGTCTGGCTCGTTCTTATCCTTATTCCAAAAGTTCTCAGGCCACCAATCAGGCCGGTCTACTGGCTCGTCATCGGGGATGGATTCTGCGGAGCGGTGTTCTACCGCCGTCGCTTCAGGGTTATCAGGAGCTTTGTCTTCACTGGCTTCTACGTTGTCAAGTAGGCCAGTGGACTCTGCTGCTGCCGCACTAGGCTCGACTGCCGTTTCGTTATCGCTCAAAGGTTCCTCGCTCTATGTATACGGGACTCAATCTCTTTGACTAAAGAGCATCGCCCCTCTAAAAAATAGCCGTAGGAGGGATCACTCCCCGGCCCCCAGCATGGCTGCTCAATCGTTATCTCTCGAAACCACTTGAGCAACTTCTGCCCTTCCTCTGTGCCAAAGACCCTCAGACACAGCTTATCCATATCGCTAGATTGTGGAGGTGCCATTGCTTCTTGCATTGCCTCCAGATCATCCCACCCAGCCATAAGCCTCCTTATTAGGAACAATGTTGTTATGTATTTGTGCTTCTTCTGCCTTCTCTGTCGCGTGTATGCAGTACCAGATCGTATCGGTCTGGGTGATGATAACGTGCGACAGCCCTGCCTTTATCTCAATGCAAGCAGGTGCTTCGTAAAACTTCTGCTGGCCTTCGATATCGACAATCACTGAACCTTTTGCCAGAATCGACAGATGCGAATAAGAGTGAACGTGCTGGGGAACCGCCCACCCTTTCGGCAAAAAGTATTCTTTCCCGTATAACCCATCAGCGAAGTGATGGTGCAGATCACATTCCACCCGGCGCTCCTTGCGGCTGTCCTTCCATCAGTGCCTGCTGCTGTCCTGCCATCGCCAACGCGGCCTGCTGTTGCAACATCATCTGCTGCTGACGCTCCATCAAGAAGCCACGCTCTGCCGCTGTATTTCTCACAGATGATGGAATGCCCAACTTGTCGCCAATGTAGTCGATCAACTCGCCTGTCTTAACTGCCAGCATTCCCTCCTGACCCATTGTAGAGGTAAGCTGCATGAACTGAACGATGTTGTTGATCTCCTCCATGTTCTGCGCCATTGCCAACGGAGCCACAGGGGAGACTTTGATCTCCAGACCATTGACCTTCAGTGGCATATTGACCAAGCCACGCTCGTCCATGACCTGCAAGATACGAGCAACCAGCGGAATCATCGTCTCGTTAATCAGACGACCAAAGGCAGAGCCAAGGTTTTGGGCTAGTTCCTTCATACGCTCTACCACCTCAGTAGCAGAACGTGCCGACATATTGTCTGGTGGCAGGGACTCATCTAGCAGAGTACGCTTGATATTGGCACGAAGGTCGTTAATGACGATCTGGCTGACATTAAAGTCACCCGCACGAGGCAAAGCACGGAGTGATTCACCCTGTGGGCCACCGTTACGAGCTACTGGGATAACCGCACCCGGCACAATCTTGACTGTCTGAGGATTCAACACACCATCGTCAGCAGCGGTGTAGACACCAGCCACAGCCAAGGAAGCATTCTTCAGTAGCAACTCAAGGGTTTTGTTCAGTGTCTTGATGTCTGGCATTGCTGTTAGCAACGGGCCACGACCGTAGACCTCTCCTGCAATCTTGGAGTAGCGGCTAATGACCCAAGGAGAGGACAGCATACGGCGGTAGACGACTTCCTCTTTTGTCTTTACCTCGATAACGTGGTAGCACCAATCGCCACGTTCTGCGTCATAGATAGTGGCCTCCAGCAGATCAATGTCTTCTGTTGGCTTGCTGTCAATCATCTGCTCCAAGTAGTCAGAGAATACAGCGTCTTTCCATTGCTGCTGGATGGCCTCTGCTTTCATACGCATACGGCGGTAGATCTTGTCTACAGTACCGTTCGCGCCTTCCTCATACGACACGAGGAACATGGGAACCGGCGTAAAGTTGATAGGCGAGATGTCATCGCCCGGCTGCACCATCATGCAGGCTGTGCCAACTGCTAGATCCAGCAGGAACTCACCAATAGCAATGTCGAAGTTCGACTGCTTGATGACTGCAAACATCTTCTCCATGTACACATCCATGATAGCCTGTGCTTGGTCACGCTGCTCAACAGGTACATCGGTGCCGGGTTCTAGCCTGCACCACTTACGCTGTGGCGGGAAGATGCCAGACTGAAGACGATTGGCAAACCGCTGAGTTGAGTTGATGGCTGTCGAGTCAAAGACCCGCGTCATCTTCTTAGCGCCCTTGGAGTTGCCGTCGTAGTAGCCGTAAAGCTGGCGTTGTGGCAGGGCAAACTCATAAGCATCGGTGTACAAGGACTCAAACAGATCCTTGTCTCGTTGCGCTTTCTCGGCACGGCGTAAGATCTCATCCGTCGGCATCTTCTTGCCTTGGTAGACCTTGCGGCGTGTACCCTTCATGTAGGACATCTCAGCCATTATTTCAGCCTTTCTTTCATTAGCATTGAGCGATCAGCACCACGTTGTGTCGGCATTGCATTTTTAGTGGACTCTTTCTTAGCAGACCATTGCCTTGCTTGGTCAAAGGTTGATAATCCAATATCATCAGGGTCTTTGTTGTACTGCCGCATAAAAAACTCTTTCCACGCCGTCTCATGTTTTGGAGATTTCAGCATCTTATCTCCAGCAGACGAAGGCCAATGAGGTCTGTTGTCGTGTTTGCTAATAACCTCTTTTACACCAGCCTTCCATGCCCCACGATAATCGTAGTCGTTCTGTTGAGACAACATATCTATAACTTTGTTGTTGTCTAATTTTTCTGGTTTAAGATTATTCTCCGCAGCAATATCAGCCTTTATGGAGTTAAATAACTTTGTACCTTGAATCCAAGTGCGAAACTTGGCCTCTTCAGCAGGAGCTAAAGTAGTTGGCTTCCAATCTTGGGAAGAAAAGTTCTGATATTCTTTTATCCAATCAGCCATTTTCTCTCTCCAGCTTGTACTTATCCAGTAAATTCCTGCCCTTTGCAGCCAACCGTCTTGCAGCACCAGCGGTTCTCGGCACAGGCTCACCCCATGCGTTCGCAGCTAATGCCAACCTTGTTGGATCACCATCTTCATCGACCAGTGGGCCACTTGGATTGGTGTAAAACCGTGTTAAAAAAGATCCTTTGCGTCTTGCTTTCTCGCCTGACGGAGACGATTCCTTGACTCCCGGCTGAAGATTCTTACTCTCGCCTGATGCCTCAAACTTGCGTCTGCCAGCCTCAGTCAAACCGCCTTCAGGATCTTTGTATTTACTCATCACTTCCCTCTAGCCGCTGCCATATTGTCGATTAAGTTTGGGTACGGACGACCAGCTTTCTGCGCTCGACGCATAGCCATACGCTTCTGCGATTCGCTCAACTCTTTGGGCTTGCCTAAGTCTTTTGGCCTTGGCTGATCCCAAACTTCTTTCTTTGGCTTGTCCATTATTCGTACCACTCCAAGGCTAGATGTGCTGCGTGAGCAACACCGTTTACGTTTGTCAGTCGAAACAAGTAAGTTGTCAGTGGTTTTAAGACGTACTCAAGTGATCCTGCATCGCCGCCACCTGCCTTCTTGCCTACACCGCCGGGAATAATCTGCCCGTCAAGCTCCGTACCTACTGCGGTCACTGTCGGGGCAAAGACCATCGCAACTTGGCTTGGATTGCTGACTGCATAATTCCTGTTTCTGCTAATCGGCGTAAATGGTGTGCCACCACTGGTCGTCGAACCCTCGTAAATGTACAGTTCTGCGTCACCCAAGCACAAAGCTTCAACCATCAAATGAGGTATTACGCCTGCTGGCGAGGCCATTGCTATGTCGATGCTGGCACCAGCGGCTAGTTTTGCGCTAACTGGGTACATCTTGTAGGCAAAGAATGCTCTGCCGTCGTGGTTACGCTGGTGGTTCACGTCCACCATAATTGATGGTGCATCAGCACCGGCAACGACGTAGTTGCCAGCGTTGTTCTTCTGAACCTGCGTGACGAACCGGGACTTGGTTGTCAGCGATTCAAGGGTGACTTCGGTGACTGCCATCAATCATCCTCGTCTTCGTATTCATCTTCAGGCATATCCATCTTGCCGGGCTTCTTCTTGCCGTGTGCTTTTGCCAGCATTTTCATTGCTTTGCGTTTAAGCGCCAAGTCTTTTGCCGACGGCAGCTTTTCTTCTTCTTCGTATTCTTTTTGCTCAATTGTGATGGTGAGTGGCATGATTAACCTTTCTGTTTAGTTGCCTTACGAGCTTCCGAAAGCGCAATCGCTTGAGCCTGTTTAGGATCCTTAACCACCGGGCCACCTTTTCCAGAATGTAATGTGCCAGACTTGTATTCACGCATCACCTTCCTTACTTTTTTGTCGAACTTGTCCATTAAAGCGTGACTCCTTTGGATAGCATTGGTCTTGATTGCGATCTGCGTCCTGTTGCTGCCAGCCGTGATGCCTTACGTTCTGCTACTTCTCGCTGGAATCCTTCTTCTAATGCCTCGCGCTTTTCCTGCAAAGCAGACAAACTTTGTTCTCTGCCTGTTGTTTCTGGTGGTGTTGGTGCTTGCTCAGTAAACTGACCGGGGAATGGTTTATCTCGCTTTAGCACAATGTCGTAAGCCATATCAGGCGTTCTGCCTTTATTGGTCTTGACCTCACGACCGATGCTCTCAATGCTCCAATCTTGAAGCTGGTTGTAGTTGACCATGCCCTGACCGGGCATATTTAAGTCATAGCTACCTGCTCGGAAGTTATACTTTGCGCTTGGGACTGTCATGCGCTCATACGGATCTTTCTGGTACTGCTCGATCATTGCGCGATAGTCTTGCAGACGCTTTTGGTAGTCGGCAGATTTCTTCTGGAAGTCTTCCAAGCCTGACGGAGAACTGGTAACTCTTTCCATTTGCTTTGCAACGTCGGAGACATCTTGCTGGTACTGTGTCGCCAAGCGGGATATGTCGCGCTGCCTTGCTGTAGGTTTCTTAGCCATGTCAGATCCCCGTGCCCATGCCGAGTGTTCCGAGTTCTGGTGTCAGTCGCTCATCAGAGAGTAATGCACGTTGACCGCCACGCGCTCTGGCTCGCATTTTTGAGGATTCTTCCTGTCCCATACGGCGACGTTCGTCCTCAAGTTCTTTGGCGATACGGGCAGCTTCGGCCTCCATTGCGCCCTTTTGCTCTGCGTATCGAGCTGTCTCAGCGGAGAGTCGTTCCTTAGCGATACTGGTTTGCTTTTGCTGCTCCAGCAGTTGAGCATCAGCCGACTTTTGGGCTGTGGCAGCTTCTTGTTGTGCTAATTTACGGGCTTCATTAGCAGACTGCCTTGCTTTATCGGCCTGATATACCGAACCTACCAACATGGCGGCTGAAATCCAGAATGGCATACATCCTCCTTAACAAAACTTTGAGGGAATTGTATGCTTTTTACCCGACTATGCAAGCGTCATGCTATCTTGGCGATAGCAAAATCTTAGGCAAAGATGTCGAAGTCGGTATTGGCTACGCTTTGCTGGATAAATTGACCGTTGGAACCCATAGGATTCTTGGTCATTCTGCGGTGTTCGCCCCCTCCCAGCAGCAGGTAGCCAAAAGCATCGCCAACGTGGGAGTGTTCGTTCTTGTTTGGAGCGTCTCGGAAGCGTTCTTGACCAGCGCCAACTGAGATCCGCTTGAAGTGGTAGCCGCCAGCCAAGGATTTCCGCAGTAGCTTGCAGGACTTGTCAACTATCAAGCCGGGTTTTCCTTGGATTAGGCGCTGCATTGGGGCTGCGGCTGCTTCCCGGCGCACTTTAAAGTCGTTACTTGGCGTAGGCTGGGCGCGTAAACCCAATGTTCTCAGGTGGTCGAAGGCGGTGACTTCGTAGATAGCATCTCGCTGCATACCGGCGGGGTCGCCCCAGACGAAAATCTGTGCTTTGGGGAACCGGGCATTCAGTTCACCCAGCAGTTGCTGACCGAAACGTTCCAGACCCATGTCAAAGGTGACGATCTCGTGGAGGACTTTCCATGTGCCAGCACTTGTCTTTTGTCCAATGACGGCGGCTGGGGTCAAACCGAAGTCGAGTCCTACTTGGATGGGCAGGGCTGGGTCGTATTCCAAGTCGGCGGACATCAGATTATCGTCGTACTCAGGCCAGACGGGTCTACCTTCCTGTACATAGGTGTATTTACCTTCGGCGTAGCAGCGTATCCAGTCTAGGTTTTTCCCGAGGAGCATTTGCTGGTAGTAGCCAGCGGGGAGGTTGCTGATGTTTTCAGCTTTAGGATTCTTTTGCCACCATCTTCCTGCGCTATAGATGCAATCGTTAGCTTCAGGATTTTCTGGAAGTTCTGCAAGATCAGCCTCGATGACTCCTCCGGGCTGTCTGAAGAATTCCCACTTAAACGCCCCACTCATCTTCTCCTTTTCAGCCAGCTTAAACCACCAATGGTCATCATCCATTGGGTTTGTATCCAATATAATGCCGTGCCAACTAGCACCGCCGTCCCGCTTAGTCGGGTATCGTCCGACTCGGTGTGTCAATCCGTCGATCACTGCCTTTGGTAGTTCCCGTGCTTCGTTGACCCATGCACCTGTCAACTCCAACGAGAGTAGCTTTCTCACATCCTTTGGCTGATCCAGCGCAAGAAAGATCACCTCGCAGTCGATCCCAGCGGCACCATCTCTTGCTGGCAGCTTGATGTGGTGGGTAATCGGTGGTGTCCATAGCAAGGGGCCAAAGGTATTCTCTGGGAACAAATCGAGCCACGTTTTAATCGTCGTGGTCTTTAGCATCGGGTAGCTGTTTCGGACAATCGCAAAGCGGCTGTACTTGATGCCGTCAATAGGACTAGGCTTTTGCTGCACGGCCTTCATCATGATCTCGGCACAACAGGCGTATGACTTGCCTGAGCCTACTGGCCCCATGACTCCGCGAACGAATGCTTTAGATTGCAGGAACTTCCAGACGACTGGGCTGGTAGAGAAGTCGAGGTTTAGCCCTGTGACGGGCATCTCCTTTGTGCCTGCATCTTTAGTTTTACTCACTGCTGCCCCTTGCGCGATCCCATGCCGCTGCTGCTTGTTTTAATGCGTACCCAACCGCCTCCTGACTGCGCTCATCGTTAGCAACATCAAGCACTGAAAATTCAAAATGACCATCCCAGTGATGTGTAATCACTAATGTGTAGGTTACTGGATGACGCTTTGTGGCAAGGTCTATGACAGTCATGCCTCACCCCGTTCGCGTATAGCGTCTGCTAATGTTTCAACAGCAGCTAGTTCATAGAATTCCTGCAACTGAGCGTGTTCGTCTGCTTGCTCATCGCACACCTTCGCGCATTCCTCGCGCTCTGATGCTGCAATTTCTAGGAACTTTTTTGCAACGTGTTTCCGCAACAATTCCATGTCAGCTTTACTTTTTCTGTCGTAATGATTTGCCCAATAATCTGCAGACATCCACGCCATACGGATAATGTCATCTCTGGTCACTGATTTCCTCTGCGTCTATGACTTCCGGCGCCTTAACATTAATGCCAATGACGCTGGGTTTATCGGACTCCTCGGCAGTATCCAGCAGCCCCGAGGCTTTGGCTAAGATTCTCAGTACACCCACTTTGTCGTACAGTTCTATGTCCAGAGTCCGCACACAACCGCCTTCTTTGTCGTAGCGCTCGTTGACTTTGATGGACTTAATGGCTTGCAGTGCGTGTTCAGGGATGTCTTTACTGGCTTTAACTTGTATATTGCCTTGGGTATCCCACTCCATGATGTCGGTGAGCTTGGTATTAGCAATAGTCAGCAGGGCATAGGCGACAGCTTCCCTGTTCTTGGCGATAGTTGTGGAGCCTCCAAGTCGTTCTTGGACTTTACGGACTCCACCCCAGTGTTTAATTGACGGTATTTGTTTGGTAACTGACATTACAGTGAGACATCAGACATCATTGATCTGCCCATTTGTTTTTTGCTGCTTATGACAATTTTCTTCCCCGGCTTAATCTTTTGTATTTCTTCAATATGATCGCTGCCCATAACGTAAACACCGCTGTCTTGGTTGGCAACAAACATCTGTCTTTGAGAGTTGGCTTTCTTTGCCATCTTCCCTGCCTTATTGGGGTAATCTTCCCAATCTTCATCAGGCCACATCAGTTCTTCACCAGCAGACAGGAACTTCTCAACATTTGCCTGAGTAGCCTTTTCTTTAGCCATTTCCACAAAGTCGGCATCTGATTCGCTAATCCCACGCAAAAACTTAATTAGCGTGTCAGAGGTAAACCGTTTATTTTTAAAGAACCCAATCTTGTCTTGCGCTTTTAACGCCATTTGTATAATGGTTTTACTCGGCGAGACCAAGTGTTTCTTTTGGTTATTTTCTTCTGTGTTGGTGAATATGGTGTACAGGAACTCAGGTGGGTATCCTTTTACTTGTTTTGCAAATAGTTCATCCCATGATCCACGATAAGCGGACTTGGGTATTTCCTTGATGGCAGAGATATCCCCGCCGTTGCCTTCGTAGTAAGCACCATGCTGGCTGGCAATCTCCATTAACCGTTTAGCATCTGACCGAGACAAGCTGACGCTTTCGCCATGCTCAATGCCGACGTATGCCTTTTTGCCATTAACGAAGATTGCCTTGTCCATAATCAATTACAAGTGGTATTACAGTTACCAGCATAGCAGCAGGTGGTGCAGTAGACACAACCATTAGGGCCACAGTAGCTGTTGTATGTGCAGGCTGCGTAGCTCATAGTTGCGGTAGCTGCTAGCCAGAGGGCGATGAGATATTTCATATGGCTCCTTTTTAGGATTATTAGTCGGGTACTCGCTGCACTGTGGCTGGCAGTTATCTAGATTCCAGCTACCCATTTCACAGGATCCGCTTTCCCCGGAGAACAATATATCACCAAGGGATGTCGTCATCCATATTATCTTTTTTATCGTTAGGCATATATCCATTGCCTTTATCTATCGCGTGCTGGGTAGGTTCTGCTGGCACCATCTTCCCTAGACGTACCGAGTAAAACAGATCCCCGTTCTTCGTCTTCTTCTCCCATGCCGACAGGTAGAACAACTGACCATTTAACTTCATCTTCCCAGACCAGTCCGGGCTATTCTCATTCTTCTTCTTATTTAAAAACAAATTACCATTGTCATCTTGCAACTCATATGGCTTATTACCGTAGTTCATGTGGCTCTCCAAAGAGATTACTAAAAGTTATTTGCACAACTGTGCCTATCTACTATACTTCATTGCAGGGGGCATAACCCACCCCTCCCGTCGGTAGCTTGTGACCAAGGGAATAAACGTGGCGAGTAGGACGGTACTCCTTATTCATACCCCCGGATGGGATCAGGTAGAGAATATCGGGACACATAGTTCTTGCAGAGGCTGGCCCCTCTGTTAGCCTAGATAAACTAGAACAAGCATCCAGTAATGGATTCCTCCTATATAAAAAATATGGGTTAGATTCTCTTTGCCCACCCCGTGAGGGCCTTTCCTTCGTAGCCAACGCCTCTAAGCCAGCCGCTAACTACCTCACAGTTATATATAAAAAAAGTCTGTAACAGCGGTTTTTCAGACTTTATCGTTATATAAAACCTGAAAAAGCTGGGAAAAATTGAGTGAGGTACCCACCGATACAGGCGGACGGTGGGGGGGCAAGGGGTGGCCTCACGCTGATGCCAGTCTGGCAGCGAACCAAGCAAGTCGATGCGGTGGCTCTCTGCGATGCTGCTGCCAGTCTGCGAAGACCTGCTGCAGGACACGCTCGAATGCCTCCCTGCTCAGGCCAGCAGCACACATCGACACCACTGCCTGCCTGTCTTCACTGGTTACAATCCTGACAATGCCAGCCTTGTTACACTCTGTTCGCCACATTAACAAAACATCATCAACACTTAAATACGAACGTTCGTTCTTTTCTGCCGTTAGTGCAACCGTGTTGATCGGTTCTTTGTTTTGGTTGATTGCTTCGATTGTCTTGCTAGTCTGCCAAGCCTGAAGGGTAGGCGGCAAGTCTTCGAACTTGACTGAATCCATCAACGCATTATTTGACAATGTTTCATCATAGATAACTCTGATAATCTGTGCTGTCTTCCCGTGACTGTGATTCTTGACTACCTTGAAATAACCTAGTTCTCGCAAGATTCTGATCTGCCTGCCTGCTGCTTGTCTGCTCACACCTAAAGCTTTCCCGACATTGGCATGGCTCGGCCAGCACAAGCCTGCTCTGTTGGCATAACTGCAGACTGTCAGTAATACCCGCATCGCTGCTGGCCTGATCCGCCTGTCATTCGCTGCTCTGATCGGGACTATTGAATACTTCCGCAAGTCCTGTGGCCTATGCTGCTCGATCAGTGGCTTCTCTGGTATCTCAAAGCTTTGCATTAATCATCCTTTGAAGCTTGTCTTCCGTGCTTTCATGCTGTCTGCAATACTCCCTGATCGCTTGCTCTGCTATTGATACTCGTGAGCGTCTCTGCTGCTCTGCTTGCCGGTCGAGCATTTCCCTGACATCAACCCGCAACCTTAATAATGTGGCTTTCTGTTCCATAGGCGGATGCTATCACAATGCAATAATCGATTGAAATAATTATCTTGTGTTCCTGCCGTCAAGATATATACTTCGGTCAGCAGCACACAATCAACGTCAAAACCTGAAAGGACACGACACCATGAAAGACTCTACCGCTCTCATTCTTGCATCCCTTGTATTTAATATCCTGACCATCTGGTCTGTTGTCATTGGTTCGCCTGTTGGATTCTCTGCAATCCTTTGTTTCTCTGGTGCTGCCTTGGGTGGCATTGGCCTTGCTCATCTTGCCAGAGACAAATAATGAAACCCTCAATCACTGACATTCTGGCAAGCGTATTTTCCTTTGCTTGCCTTGCTGTTTTCCTGTTTATGTGCCTTGCTTATTAATTAACTGTCAACCCAGAAAGGAAATGACATCATGGTAAAAATCTCTGTTACTTCAAAGCTTGACGGCATCCGCTCATGGTCTTTACAGGCCATTGATACCTGCCCCGGTTCCATTGCTTCACCCGGCGAACTAGTAGACGCTTGCAAGGGATGCTATGCAACGACTGGCAATTACCGCTTCAATAACGTCAAGGCACCCAGACTGCATAATCAGGAAGACTGGAAACGTATCGAATGGGCGGATGATATGTGCCAAGAGCTGGAAAAAGACCGGTATTTCCGCTGGTTTGATTCAGGTGATGTATACACACTTGCCCTTGCTGAAAAGATTCTCGAAGTCATGAAGCGTACTCCGTGGTGCCAGCACTGGTTACCTACCCGTATGTACAAGTTTCCAAAGTTTCGGCAGGTATTCGCTGAAATGCAGGCATTGAAAAATGTATCCGTGCGATTCTCATCTGACAGCGTGACAGGCCAGTACACAAAGGGCCTTCACGGTTCCGTGATCATCCCGTCTGCTGCTGATGCCAAGAAGGGTATGACAGTCTGCCAAGCTTACGAGCACGAGGGCAAGTGTAACGGGTGCCGTGCCTGCTTTCACAAGCTTGCCAAGGTCATCGCTTACCCAGCACACGGCAAGACCATGCACAAGGTTATATCAATCAAGCTTGCCGCTTAACAGTACCAGAGCAGCACACAACCTGCCTTCGGGCAGGTTTTTTTAACGCCATATGAACCGAAAGGGATCACTATGCCAGTCACACTCGCAACCTTGTATGAAGTAGCACCGAACCTGTCAGAGCCAGACGCATTGCAAGTCTTGCTGCTAGTCAATCTGTCTCAGCAGCAGGGTTACACAGTTACCCATTCACTGATCGAGCGAATCATTCAGCGAGTCACATTAACATTTTAATAAGGGGTTTATTATGGTCGGAAAAGTCACACCGGACACAATGCTGTCCGCTTCCCGTCTACCTGCTGTCATGGGATTCAGCAAGTATAGAAGTCCGAACGATGAGCTATCAGCGACGATTGACGCACTCGGAAACAAGACACCCGAAAGCATTAGCAATGAAGCAATGGACTGGGGAAATACGTTCGAGTCGGCGATATTAGAAAGGGCGGCAGTCCGGCTGGGGCTGTCAAATATTCAGACTAAGCACCCAGAGCCATACTTTCACCCACTGCTACCGCTCGCCTGTAGTCTCGACGCAACTGCCGATGGCAACGGGATAGTCATCCACAACAACCCAGACCTTGGCATCATGGTAATGGATCACGAGTCGATTACCCTTGACGGTCGCGGCATACTGGAAGCCAAGCTAACCGCAGTGGCACCAGAGCATAGCCCAGCGCTCTACAGAGGGCCGATCCAGCTTCAGGCACAGATGGATATCACCGGCGCTAAATGGGGCGCTCTATGCGTCTTATATCGCGGCACAGAGCTACGCATCTTCCTGTTCAAACCGCACGAGTCAACCCTGCAAGCCATCACCAATGCCACACTAGACTTTCAGCGGAGACTTGACATCTGGAAAATGGACAGGCATATTGATTACTACCCGCCTGTCAACTCTGCCGATGCCGACAGGACTTGGGCGCAGGGAGAAGATGTTGCAGTCCAACTCGGCGGTGAATTTGAAACATGGGCGCGTGACATTTTAGAAGCCAAGCAGGACATAAAGCAGTGCGAGGAAATCATCAATGATCGCGAAACTAAGATCAAAGAAGCTATGCAGACAGCCAGTAAAGCAATGATAGGACGTTACCAAGTAAGTTGGCCTATGCGGAATTACCAAGCGACACAAGATCGCGTAGTCAAAGGAAAGGCGGCGTACTCAGTGCGTCAGTCAACATTAACCGTGAAGGAAATCAAATGAGTAATCTCACAGTAAGGCAAGGGTTCCTGCCGACAACATTCGCAGAGGCCAAGGACTTCGCGTCCGAACTAGCCAACAGTAATCTTGTCCCCAAGAACTATGCAGGAAAGCCGCTGGATATCTTGGTCGCTATCCAATGGGGAACCGAGATCGGTCTTGCCCCGATGCAAGCTTTGCAAAACATCAGCGTCATAAATGGCAAGCCCAGCGTGTACGGCGATGCAGCGATGGCACTGGTGCAGGCACACCCAGCCTGTGAGGGCGTAGAGGAGTTCTTTGAGAACGAAGGTACACCGAACCCTGTCGCAGTCTGTATCGCCCACAGAAGGGGGCGTAAGCCTGTCACAGCACGGTTTTCAGTGGAGGATGCCAAACGGGCAGGACTGTGGAATAAGCAGGGGCCGTGGACTAGCTACCCCAAGCGAATGCTACAGATGAGAGCCAGAGGTTTTGCCCTGCGCGATGCCTTCCCGGATGCGCTGAAGGGACTCATCACCACTGAGGAGGCCAATGACTACCCGTCAGATGCCAAGCCAGCAGAGATCAAGGACATCCCACGCAACCCATTGGATGCTATCGCTCCAGCCAAATTGATAGAGGAAACCTATGAGGTACTTGAGACAGAGAGCCAGCCAGATGCCGACACACCGGAGCCAGAGGCAGAGGCGGCAGTCGTGGTTGAGGAGGTTGTCATCATTCAGGACGCTGCTTCCGTGGAAGGGGAGACGGTCGCTAGTCCAGTCGTTTCGCAGGAAACTGATTCCGAATGGCCTCTCTTTGTGCCGGGGAAGGAACCCGTATCCTACAGCTCGATGGATCAGTGGCTGGTTGAGTACAACAAGCTCGCCGATCAGGTTACGCAATCAGGCAAGGCAGCGCCGCGTACCCGTATGACCAAGCTTCGGGAACTGCGAGAAGCCAACGAACCCATCATGAAACGTCTTGATGCAATGGTGCGTGTAGTATTAACCCAAGCGTACCAGACGCGGCTGAAATATCTCGGCGCAAAGATGAATGAGGAAGAAGGTAAATCAGATAACGTGAGGGCAGACAATGGACTACAACGTCAAGCTTGAGTTAGCAAAAGAATACTTGCGAAGTAGGAAGAAACTTATCAGCGAACAGATTGCTGATGACCCTAACCGCTTCATCCCAACACCAGCCGTAGAGACAGATATCAAGAGGACAATCAATGAATACAAATTATCCACCAGAAAAAATAAGGAAACCGGCTCATCGACTATTCGATTTTTTGATAAAAAATTATCGTTTAAAAAATGACCATGCACTGGCAGTCGCGCTCGATATCGTGCCGTCTGCTATCTGCAAGATCCGGGCTGGCAGACCAGTCACAGCATCCATCATCCTCAAAGTCCATGAGAAGTATGAGATACCTGTGCGCGACATCAAGGGGTTGCTATGACCAAGCTAGAAAACACAGGCACTCGCTGGTGTACCTCATGCAATAGTCACCGGGAAATACAAGGCGGCTACTGGAAGAAGTGCAACAAGACAAACCGATGGGTATGCCGACCATGCAAGCAGCATAAATCCCCAAGCTTCTACGGGAAAAATAATGCGATGCCTGCATTGTATTAACTACAACCTGCGCGACTACCCCTCCCATGCAAAGGTGGGGTACGGAAGGTGCATGGCAGCAGACTTGCAAAGAGATGGGGCTGTGTTCATGTCAATCGCAGCAGAAGTAGATTGCGATGGGTACAGCCCTGCCAAAGACGGCATAGTTTTTAAACGTGAGGAATGGTATGAGAGCCGCAAGAATTGATGAGAACCAGAAGGAAATAGTCAAAGCCTTGCGGCACATGGGCTGCTTTGTTCAGCATCTGCATGGCGTAGGTGCTGGCTGTCCTGATCTGCTGGTGGGATACAAGGGATTCAATATCCTGCTGGAAGTCAAGGATGGCAACAAGAAACCATCAGACCAGAAGCTAACCCCAGACCAGATCATCTGGCACAGGGATTGGCGAGGGCAGGTGGATATCGTCAACAGCGTAGACCAAGCCATCCTCGCAGTGCTGCGGGTAGCCAGAGACTTGTCCGACTTGGATGACCTCAAGTGAGCCTGTGGCGTAAACGACAAGTGAAGGAAAGCAATGGAGAAAATAAAAGAATACGCAATCTTCCTGTGCCTGATACCGGCATGGGCGGTGCTGCTGTACTGTCTAGTCAGAGTGAACATCAACCCGCCAACGAGACACAACATCTGCACAGTAGCGGAGATCAGTCCAGACGTAACACCACAGGAGCGGGAACGCTGCCGCATGATAAGGGGGCATAAGCTATGACAATCTTCATCCCGGTTCTATGGGTTTGCATCAACGCTCATTGTGAGTTCATGCAGCAACGCGGCTTCTATACCAACGAAGAAGAATGCAGGGAGGAAGTGCGCCAGCAAAAGCAGAAGATGCGTGACAGGGCTGAGATGAGTGAAGGTGAGCTTACGCAGCTAGAGGGCACTTGCATTGACGCGACAGTGGATAAAAACCTGAGAGCGAAGGGGGAGCAATGACCATCACACTGACCCGCGAGGAAGCGCAGCAGGTGCTAGAAGCGCTAGAGCACGAAGTTCGTCGATCAGAGGTTGTTCCGGCTAAGACCTTGGATGCGGCTGCAATTCTGTTTGCCAAACTCGCGCAGCCTGAACCGGAGCCGGTGGCTGACAAGTACCTGATGGAAGTTGAATGCACAAAGTGCGGTGCAAAGCAGGATGGCGTTTTAACTGTCACCGCGCCACCACAGCGCGAATGGCAGGGGCTGACGGATGAGGAATACGAAGCAATGGCAGAGCAGTATGTAACTAACTGCTATTTCGATACATTGGAATACGCAAAAGCCATCGAAGCCAAGTTGAAAGAAAAGAATGCGTCCCATCTATGAGACAGACGCTGACCTACAGCGCGAAAAGGAAGTACAGGAAGCACTGTTCCTCATGTGGGAAGTTGACTTTCACAAGCTACCTCGTGCCTACCATGTGGACTGGATGCTGACCAAGCGGGGAGAGGCCAAGGCATTTGCTGAACTCAAGTGCCGCAACAATCCTCGCAGTCAGTACCCAACCCTGATGCTGTCCATGCACAAGTGGATGCACGGCAAGGCAATGGCACAGGAGATCGGCGGCAAGTTTCTAGTCATCGTCAAGTGGAGTGACGGTATCTTCTACCACACACAGGGCTGGTGCGATGTAACCTACGGAGTCGGAGGCAGGAAGGACAGGGGAGACAGTCAGGATATAGAACCAGTTGTCCATATCCCGACTGATTACTTCAAGCGGGTCAGTTAGATTCCATCAGCATCTTGATTACGGATTCGTACTGCTCGCGGCATTGCTTGAGGAGGACTCTTGTTTCGTCTGCTCTGGTAGCTTCCCTTGCAAGAAATTCTCCATCTGGCCTATAAAGCTCTTTTCCAGTACATCCGGCGGCAGCGGGTCTAGCCTCGGCGGTACTGGGCACGGCACTGGCTTCGGTGGTGGGGCGGGACGGACGCTCGCGCATGCTGTTAGAAAGAGCGGTAGCACGAGCATTAAGATTCCTGATCTCACGATCTTTCTCCTGTCTAATAGCGTCAGCATTCGCCTGCAATGCCTTCTCTTTGGATCTTGCCTCGGCTTGTGCCTGAGCATAAGCAGCTTCCTGTTCGGCGCGTTCCTTATCCCACTTCTGCTGTACTTCAGCCATGCCTAGTTTATGGCCTTTGTACACGCCAGCGCCGCCAGCAGCACCTACAACCAGCACAACCCCAAGGATCATCCACGGGTTCATTTCTGCCCCGGTACTTTCTTACCTTCCAGCTTCTTGTGTACCTTGATCGTCTTGCAAACCTTCTTCTCTTTGCCTGCCTTGTCCTTCTCCATGTGACAGACTTCCTTCATCTCGCCACCAGCAAAGGCCAGCAGGGGAACAAACGCAATAAGTGCAATCAGTTTCTTCATGTCAAACCTCCGGTTCAGGTGCGGGTGGGGGAGCTTTCTTACCATCGAAGCCTACGCCAGCAGCTTGCTGGGCAACAGGCTCTCCAGTAAACACAGGTGCGGGTGGTGTCGGACGACCAGCAGCAGGCGCAGACTTGGATGCAGGCGCTGACTCAGGCAATACCTCCGGTGCCTTTGCAGCCTGTGCGCTGGCCTCTTTGAACCCAGCCATCGTGGTCTTCATCGCATCCATCTGGCCTTGGTCTGTGCCGTTCAACATGATGCCGGACAAGATGCCGCAGAGGAACGAGGCCACCGGGATAATGACCTCAAAAAATTTCTGGTCAATCGGACTAATGCCCTTCAACGGCTGGGTCACGAAGATCACGGAGTACAGGATCGTGAAGATGATACCCATCAGTGTCAGCGTCAGACAGATACCAATGATGAACTTCAGTCGAGCCATCAGTTCGTCTGTGGTGTACAGCGTTCCACGATCAAGCATACGATCAGCGATTTTATTTAGCACAGTCATTCCTCCCCCCTTTGTCTTCCTTCGATTCTGTCGTTACCTTGCCACCATTGATCCACGGTTCCATGCGTTTCTGGTCTGCAAAGATATGGTCAGGGCAAGTCTGGTTTACCTCACAGACTGGCTTCTGACATTCCTTACTCATCCAGTTGTCAGGGTTCTGGCAAGGGTATCGGTAACTCTGCTCACACCCAGCCAGCGCCAGCAGGATAAGCAGTCGGCTCATCAGTGGCCTCCCATTACATGGAGTGCATGGTTGTAGTGCTTGATCCTATCCTCCAGACCAATGTAGCCACCGTTGATCCTGCGTGTCAGTTCCTTGATGTCGCCACTGTCAGCCCACTTGTTCAGGTTGTTCGTCTCCCAGAACCAGCAGGCAGACTGAGCCGCACCCTCAAAGGTAGCCAGATACTCAGGCACATCATTGATGTTCATCTCCAGACTGTCAGCAAATGCTTGATAGTTATTACGTCCGGTAAGTTGGATAAGACCACGACCACAGAAACGCCAGCCATCGCCACTAGACTCGTCACCATTACCCATACGATTTGCGTAGGCACGGTTCGCAATAGCCGCTTGCTTGTTGAGCTTTGTTGCGTAGTCATTAGCGATTGCATCTGTCGGGAAATACTTGGGGAAAATTTTACGGAGGGTGGCAGGCTTGTAGTTCAGGTTTTCTTTCAGTACCATGAAGCCACCAGATTCATGAGCGCACTGTGCAACGAAGGCAGCTATTCGGCGGGGAGTATTGATGTCGTAGTCGGGTAGCAGTTGGGTCAGCGCTTCATGCCAGTCAGCTACATACGGATTCTTCGGTAGCATCTGCTTCAGTTGGTTCAGTGTCAGCATTAGTCACCCCTCATTCGCTCGTTAATAATCTGCTTGCGTAATTCTCGGAGAGCGCGTATCTCCATCTCAACCGCAACCCGTGCGTTGTTCAAGTCCATGTACATCACACCCAGTACAGGCAGAACAACGACAAAAGTAAGTGCCATTACAAGTACACATAGGACGAGAGCAAACGATACGTCAGACTGCCCCGAAGAAGATGCAGTACGCCGAGGAACCACACTACGACGAAAAGGATTGCGCCAAACCATGTTGCGTACTCTCGCCTTATTCTCGCTGCCCTACGTCTCTGTGCTGCCTCTCTCTGTAGCCTTGCAGTCTCACGCTTATGTGCCGCATCCTGCTCAACAACGATCTGCTTCCACATCGCTTCGTACTTAGTCCACAATGCACCCAACTCAGGCGGTGCCTTGTAGACCATCGTCTCGCGTAACTCTGCCAGCATGGCATCCAACCTTGACCGGACGATGACGCGCATCAATGCACGTTTACCTATGCTCTCAGTGCCGGTGTAGACCTGCTGTGCCTCTGCCTCCTGCTGGATAAACACCTTGCCGATCTTGTCGTACTCATCCATCAGCACACCAAGATCATTGCCAATCTTGATGAACACATCGTTCGGGTCAGCCCTGCCTATCTCCTGTACCCGCTGCACCTCCTCGTTGTACTGAATCTTCTGGGCATTGGTCGGGTTCTTGATCTTCCCGAACTGCGACTTCAGATCATCAAGTACATCCTTGACCTCACCTGCTGCGCCCTTGATGTCCTTGTATAGCTGGCATCCTTTCTTGACGGCAGCGACAGCAGCATTGGCAGCAGCTAGTAGGGTTAATGGATCCACATATTAAAAGAGATGCAACTGCTTCTTCATGGCGATGATCTCCTCGCGCAAGCTGTCGTTCATCTCCTCGCACTTACGGTTCTGCTCCTCGACCGCAGCCAGCCGATCAGACAGGCGTGTGACTTCCTCGCGCAGAGTAGCGATGACCTGCTGCCATGCAGCGTCAGTAGCATCAGCGGCCTTGTTGCTGCGGCTGTCAGCCATGATCTTCTGGTACATACCGTAGGCACCAGCGCCAGCAGCAGCGATACCGACACCGAGGTTAGTCAGCCAATCATTCACTTGGCACCTCTGGTTCTGTATCTGGTTCAGCAGGAGCGACAACGATAGGCTCCGGGTCAGGCACCTCGGTGATACCGATAGCGTTCTTTTCGTGGATGGTGGTGAGCCGTAGCCAATTTGCTGGGAACGATGTTCCATCCTCAGTTTTAAATGGGGTGTCCAAAGGCAAAGGCTTACCATTGAGCAGAAACATATGATTCCTCCAGTCTATTGAACTTACGCTGATTGTCAGCAGCAGTCAGATATTGCAAGTTGTTATGCGAATGAAAGCCACAGACCAGTTTACCTTGCAAAGGAATAATATGGTCAACGTGATACCCAGAAGGACAGTTCTTGTAGATCATCTTTATCTGTTCAATGTCAGCCCATGACGGAATCTGCTTTCTAATAGCGGCACGACGCTTTGCCCCGTAGTGGTTTTTAATCCCGGGATTTTTTGCAACCCACGCATTGTTTGTGGCGTTCACCTTATCTTTGTTGGTGGCGTATTTGCGGCGAGTACGCTCACGTTCAGCTTCCGCATTGGCTTGATACCGATAGCGTCCCACAGCATTCTTGCGATCCTTATTTTGTTCAGCCCATGCCATCTGCCTAGCCTTTAGCGACACGTTCTTTACGCGCCTACACTCAACGCATTCATTGTTGCTAGTGTACCTGTCAGACAAATGCCCGTACTTACATGGCTTCCCGGTGTTATAGAACCGGACATCAGGAGACAGTCGATTGAATGCTGGCTCCATTTGTTACCTCGCTAATGCGTTCTTGAATGGTGGATTTTGAAGGTAGGCAATTGCCCGTTGAAGCCCCGCAATATTGTCTCCTAGATGTCCTAGTCCTGTATTGCAACCAGAACAAAGGATGCCTCTCACTTCATTTGTGTCATGGCAGTGGTCAATGTTCATCCTGCGTCTAATCGCTTCCATTGGTTTTTGGCAGATGGCGCAGCCGCCGCCTTGTGTGGAAAGTAAATCAGTAAACTCCTGCATCGATATTCCGTACTGCTTGCGAATGATGTTGTCCTGCCGTTCAAGTCCAGACCAATTTTGCGGTTTGTATTTGCTGCATTCCTGCACTTTAATTCCTTGCTTCAAATGCTTTGCGTTTCGCAGATGCGTTTCACCACAATCGGCGCACTTCACAACGTATTGCAAAGCGCCGTTTTTTTCTTTGGTGTCTGCAATTCCAACGACCTTCCCCAGAACTCCGTTGTAGTTCCGGTAGGCTTGGCGCGATGGGCGTGGGCTGTTCTTCGGCATATCAGCGGGCTAAGGAAAATTTCAGCGGATTTTCTGCAAATGCAGCGTATATGTATGTTGCGCCACTAGAATTAATGTCCACGTTGGTCGAGCGAATCTTCCAGCCGTTTGCAGTAATGTCCTGTGCATAGACTGCATTTGTTTCGTCGGCGTTCGACAGGTTGGCGCGAAGCAGCGTATCCAACTGGTTAAACGTATTTCGCGCCGTGTCGATAATGTTCCACTGGCCTGTTGAATCGGTGCGCTTGTACATGATCCATCTGGCTCTAAATCCTAAAAACACAAACGGCCCGTCCGTGCTGCCGTTACCCGTGTACGATCCAAACGCACTGTAACCTGCTACTGCGGCGAATAGGTAGGCGACGAAGGTGGCTGTGTTCGCGTTTGTGCCGTTACCTGTGCCGACTGTAAAACTGGAACTGTTTGGGCTGGTGTTATTCCAATACAGTGCGCTAGTGGCTGTTGCGCTTGTAGCTTGCAAGAACAGTGCGCCTGTATTGCCAATAGACTTGTGATAAACGACCCAATCCTGTACTCCGCTGCGCTGCTTTACGATCATCATGTCCGGCGCAACACCCAGCGAGTGCGCCACAGTCCGAGCCACACCCGTCCCCGTATACGTCACAATATCGAAGCCCTGCGTCGCGCCTTCTTTCCATTGCCAGCCTACATAAGTTGAGCCGCTTCCATTTGATTGACTATCTATCCCAACAGTGAAACCATTTGATAAAAATGCTGATTGAACTGCTGTCGTGGTTGCTTCTGCTCCTGTATCATTTGATTGAAGCCGTTTACCAGCACCACGAACAGAATCAAATAAACCATTACTATCAGCAGAGCTTCTTATTTTTAACCATACAAGATCAGGTTGAAATGAAACTCCGTTTACTGTGTTATTAATGTCTCTTGCTACACCAGTACCTGTCCACAGCGTAGCCGCCATGTACTGAGCACCATTCTTGATAGTCGCATCAGGCAGGTTCAGCGTGTTCAGTGCTTTGAATCCTGTTGGTGGCGTGTAGGCGAAGGGGCGCTGACCGAAGTTCCAGTTCACGCTGTTGCTGTACACATTAGAAAATGGGAACAGACCAACCATTGATGTTGTTGATGTCGCGTTTGCGCCAGTAGCAGGGTCACCGTTTGCTGTGTATGTTGAGTTATACCAAGTGTTATTCACAC